CGCTGCGGATCGTAACCAGGCATCCATCGTCTTTAATGTGGCGGCTGACATGGTGAGACTATGCCCGGCACTATCAAAGCGAGTGAAAATCCTTGATTCACAAAAGCGATTAATATATTTACCAACCGGGAGCATTTATCAGGTGCTTTCTGCAGATGTTTCAAACAAACATGGATTCAACACCCACGGGGTAGTATTCGATGAGCTCCATACACAGCCTAATCGGAAACTTTTTGATGTTATGACCAAAGGAAGTGGTGACGCAAGAATGCAGCCACTGTATTTTCTTATCACTACAGCCGGTAACGATACAAACAGCATTTGTTATGAGATTCATCAAAAGGCACAAGATCTTCTTGATGGTAGGAAAAACGATCCGACATTTTACCCAGTGATTTATGGGGCGGATGAAGCGGATGACTGGACCGACCCGAAGGTGTGGAAAAAGGCAAACCCCTCGCTTGGTATTACGGTGGGCATTGATAAGGTGCGGGCAGCCTGTGAGAGTGCAAAACAAAATCCTGCAGAGGAAAACAGCTTCAGACAGCTACGACTCAATCAATGGGTCAAGCAGGCAATCCGATGGATGCCTATGGATAGATGGGATAAGTGCTCATTCACAACCGATCCCGATTCGCTTGCTGGGCGCGTTTGCTATGGCGGGCTCGACCTTTCGAGTACGACGGATATTACGGCATTTGTTTTGGTTTTCCCACCCGAAGAAGAGGACGACAAGTTTATCATTCTTCCTTACTTCTGGATGCCTGAAGAAAATATTGACTTGCGTGTACGACGCGACCATGTGCCTTATGACATTTGGGAAAAACAAGGGTATCTTAAAACGACTGATGGTAATGTTGTTCACTATGGTTTTATTGAGGCGTTCATTGAGAAACTCGGAGAGAAATACAACATTAGAGAAATTGCCTTTGACCGCTGGGGAGCTGTGCAAATGGTTCAGAACCTTGAAGGCATGGGTTTTATAGTTGTTCCTTTCGGACAGGGATTTAAAGACATGTCTCCACCGACAAAGGAGCTCATGAAACTGACACTGGAAGAAAAGCTGGCTCATGGCGGGCATCCAGTTCTCCGGTGGATGATGGACAATATCTTTATTCGAACCGATCCTGCCGGGAACATCAAACCGGACAAGGAGAAGAGTACTGAAAAAATTGACGGCGCTGTCGCAACAATCATGGCATTAGATCGCGCATTACGATGCGGTAGTGATAATAGAGGGGAGTCTGTGTACAACGATCGCGGGCTTCTTTTTTTATAAGAACATTGAACAAGAGCTTATTTGGAGGTGCAGGCAATGAATATACCCATTATTTCAAAGATTTTCAAGGCAAGAGACAAGCCTAGCGACTATTATACTGGCTCGAATTACACATATTTATTCGGACCTACCACAAGCGGAAAGAGTGTAAATGAGTTTACCGCCATGCAAACTACGGCGGTTTATTCATGTGTGCGGATTTTGTCAGAGGCTTTGGCCTCTCTGCCGCTTCATATTTACCGCTACAAAGAAGGTGGAAAGGAAAGGGTCTATGACCATCCGCTTTATCACATCCTCCACGATGAACCAAACAGTGAAATGACATCATTTGTGTTCAGAGAAACACTCATGAGCCATTTGCTCATCTGGGGCAATGCATATGTACAGGTCATACGTGACGGTGCTGGAAGGGTGCTTGGGCTATATCCTCTCTTACCAAACAAGGTGAATGTTGGAAGGGACAAAAGTGGCGAGATTTTTTATACCTACGCTCGAACCTCGGATGAGAATCCAAACTTCAAGGACTACGGAACGGTGGTCCTTAGAAAACAGGATGTCTTGCATATACCAGGGCTTGGATTCGACGGCCTGGTGGGCTATTCGCCGATTGCGATGGCGAAGAATGCTGTGGGGATGACACTCGCTTGTGAGGAGTATGGCGCTAGTTTCTTTGCTAATGGAGCGAATCCTGGTGGTGTTCTTGAACATCCCGGTGTGCTTAAGGACCCTAAAAAGGTCCGTGATTCTTGGAATGAAGTGTACCGGGGAACAAATAACGCCCACAAGGTGGCTGTTCTGGAAGAGGGAATGAAATACCAGCAGATCGGTATCCCACCGGAAGAAGCTCAGTTTCTGGAAACAAGAAAATTCCAGATCAATGAGATTGCAAGGCTGTACAGAATCCCTCCACACATGGTGGGAGATCTTGAAAAGTCTAGCTTTTCCAATATTGAGCAGCAATCGCTTGAATTTGTGAAGTATACCCTTGATCCCTGGGTGATTCGGTGGGAGCAGGCATTGCAGCGGTCACTACTGCTGCCTAAGGAAAAAAGCGAATACTTCATAAAGCTTAATGTTGACGGACTGCTTCGAGGCGATTACCAAAGCCGTATGAATGGCTACTCGATTGGAAGGCAAAACGGCTGGTTATCTGCCAACGACATCCGCGAGATGGAGGATATGAATTCTATTTCTGAAGATGAGGGGGGAGACTTGTATCTCATAAACGGCAATATGACAAAGCTCAAGGATGCCGGAGCTTTTGCAAACACAGGTGAGCAATCTACCGGCAACTCAAACTTAACAGAAAGGAAGTGATACAACGATATGAAACGTAAATTTTGGAATTGGGTAAGCAATGAAGCCGGAAGGACCCTGTTTCTCAACGGAGAGATCTCGGACGAAACCTGGTACGGCGATGAGGTTACTCCAAAAATATTTAAGGATGAACTGAATTCCTGCACCGGGGATATTACTGTTTGGATTAATTCCCCAGGCGGAGATGTCTTTAGTGCTGCACAAATCTACAACATGCTGATGGACTACCAGGGCAATGTGAAAGTCAAAATTGATGGACTCGCTGCTTCAGCGGCTTCGGTCATAGCGATGGCTGGTACGGAGGTTTTGATGTCTCCAGTGGCCATGATGATGATCCACAATCCCATGACCGTTGCCATTGGCGATTCCAGTGAGATGCAGAAAGCAAGCGAAATGCTCGCCGAAGTTAAGGAAAGCATTATGAACGCCTATGAAATCAAGACAGGACTTTCAAGGTCCAAGCTTTCACATCTGATGGATGCTGAGTCCTGGTTCAATGCCAAGAAGGCAGTGGAACTGGGCTTTGCAGATAAAATCCTGTTTGACGGTGATGAGGAGAAACAGAAGGAGCCGCTAGAAGCCATGATGTTTTCACGTTCAGCGGTGACAAACTCTTTGCTCTCAAAACTTATCCCACCTAAGACTGAAAACAAAACACCTATTGAACAGCTCGAAAAAAGATTGAGCCTGCTGGCTCACTAAAATTAAGGAGGAAAACTTATATGAACACAATTCTTGAACTTAGGGAAAAACGCGCTAAAGCATGGGAAGGGGCAAAAGCCTTCCTAGACAGCAAGAGGGGTGCAGACGGGCTGCTTTCAGCCACAGATACTGATACCTATGAAAAAATGGAGACAGATGTTATGAACCTCGGCAAGGAAATTGAGCGTTTGGAGCGTCAGGCATCGATCGATGCTGAACTTTCACGCCCCACATCTTTACCGATTACTAATCAGCCTGGAGCGAATCCGACGGGAGAAATGAAAAAGGGTCGAGCATCCGATTCCTATAATCAAGCTTTCTGGAAAGCTATGAGAAACAAGAATAGCTATGATGTACAGAACGCCCTGCAGATTGGTACCGACTCCGAAGGAGGATACTTGGTACCGGACGAATTCGAGAGGACCTTGATTGAGGCTTTGGATGAAGAGAACATCTTTAGAACTATGGCAAAGGTCATCACAACTTCCTCAGGGGATAGAAAAATTCCGGTCGTCGCATCCAAAGGAACAGCGTCATGGGTAGATGAAGAAGGACAAATCCCAGAATCGGATGATGCTTTCGGGCAGGTTTCAATAGGTGCCTACAAATTAGCCACTATGATTAAGGTTTCGGAAGAACTCCTTAATGATAGTGTTTTTAATTTGGAGAGCTATATCGCTAAAGAGTTTGCTAGAAGAATTGGAGCAAAGGAAGAAGAATCGTTCTTCATCGGGGATGGCACTGGTAAGCCTACAGGTATCTTCAATGCCACTGGCGGTGCGCAGCTTGGCATCACATCAGCTTCAGCGACTGCTATCACTATTGATGAGGTTATGGATTTGTTCTACAGCTTGAAATCGCCTTACAGAAAGAACGCAATATTCGTCATGAACGATGCAACCGTCAAGGCAATTAGAAAGTTGAAGGACGGAAACGGACAGTACATTTGGCAGCCTTCCATCACAGCGGGTCAGCCGGATACCATTCTAAATAGACCAGTCAAGACATCAGTGTATGTTCCTACGATTGCCGCAGGAGCAAAGTCCATCGCTTTCGGTGATTTCGGTTACTATTGGGTAGCTGACAGACAAGGAAGGTCCTTCCAGAGACTAAACGAGCTTTTCGCTGCGACTGGCCAGGTCGGATTTAAGGCAACCCAGAGAGTTGATGGAAAACTGATCCTGCCTGAAGCCATCAAGGTGCTTCAGCAGAAAGCGTAGGTGAAAGAGTATGAGTAACGTCAAGAATTATACAGAACAGGGCGGAGAGAAAACCGTTATTGGTGGAACGCTTGAGATTGCGGAGGGTGGCCAGGTTATCGGGCTGCCCTCTAATTTTACACCTGCCGCGTTTCAGGCGGACAGCGTTGCAACTACAATTGCAGGACTGGTCGTTGATTTTAACGCTCTGCTTGCCAAACTCAAAGCGGCAGGGATTATGGCTACTGAATAATGACGGGAGGTGGGCGTGTTGATTGTTACACTTGAAGAAGCAAAGCTATATTTGAAAGTCGATGGTGATGAGGACGATACGCTCATCTCCGATTGCATCAATGCCGCAGAGGAACTTTGCGAGGATATTCTGCGTTTTCCACTTACCGAGTTTGCCGAGGTTCCAGACACAGTGAAACAGGCGGTTTTTTATGCTATAGGAAATCTATATGAACAACGTGAAACCTTGGACATGAAAGCAATGATTGATCTTCTGAAGAGGTTGTTGTTCGCATACCGAAAGGATGGGTGGTAAAGATGCATATTGGAGACCTCAGGCATCGTATCACTATTCGAAAGATTTTGCCTGTGATCAATGAGAATGGCTTCGAAAGCGAGGAACCAGAGGAGTTTAGAACAGTATGGGCGGCAGTTACAAATCTTCATGGCAAGGAATACTTCGAAGCAAAAGCAGTCCAAGCAGAAAACACAGTCAAATTCACCATCAGATTTTTGGCTGGGATTGATCAGACCATGCAGATCCTTTTCCAAGGAAAGAGCTACAACATCACCGCCATTGACAACATCAAGTACAGAAACAAATATATCGAGATTCAGGCGATGGAGGTGGAGTCGGATGGCTAAGATTGAACTTGAAGGAATGC